GACTTTTTTCTTTTCTTAAAAATTCGTGGTTCATAATTATTCGTTTTTAAATTCATTATTATCTTTGTCGACCAAATCTCTAAAATCACCTGAAGCTTTATAAAGGCCTAATTTTTCCATCCACTTTTTTGGCGGAAATTTTTCACCACTAACTATATAGATGTTTTCCCAGGCTGAAATCGCTGGGTACATAAACACAATTACCCTTGTAATAATTTTAAGCGAAGTTTCTAAAAATGTTGCTTCTTTTGTTAGATGCGAAAGCCCTTCGAAAAGAAATCCACCAGCAACTGCCAACGTAAGTTTAAGCATCAGTCCAACCACGTTTCCTTTCAGTGTAAATGTTGGGCGGCCTTTGTCTGTTTTTGTAAACCAAACGTGCTTTATTGTGCCAAAAATATAATCTACCAAAATTGCACCCATAACTATAATTATGTAGTCCTGATTGTCTAAACCCCACTGAAACATTTTATCGTACGCCCAAATAAATGGCGTTATTATAACACTTAATTTAAAAGTTGCCAAAAGGGAGTAAGCATAACTATTGCCTGTGCATTTTAGCAATTGTTTTAAAAGGTAAATTGTAAATATTTTCATCTAATAATTTTCGTTTAAATCCGTTCAATACTTCCACGGATTGTTTTTTGTGAATAATTTAATAAACCATTTCATTTGTCTAGTATTAATAGTTTTTTGACTTGGTAAGCGTCTCGCATTGCGTTGTATTTCTGCATAACTTCAACAGGAATTTCAACTTGTCTTAAGATAAGTTTTTGAACGTACGGACTAATAAAAGCGTCTATTTCGGTTTCTGTTTTTTGGCGTAAAGTTTCTATTTCGGTATTTTTAAAATTTAATATTTCATCTTTTGTTCCTAAAAAAATTTCAAAAATACCACCGTCAATTAACCAATTATTGTAGGTTTTCCAAATATCTAATGTATCATCTTGAACTACTAGCAAATCACCCAAATAAATATTTCCTGTTAAACTTGATTTTTTGTAAGTCATTATGATTGTCTTTTTATAGAGTGGTTAGTAAATTTCACGGAACTAATCATTGTGTCGGTTCCGTTGTTTCCCCATAATTGGAAAGCCAAGCCACACGCAGGTAAATTTGTGGTAGCCTCAGTTATTTCGCTTTCAATATTTAACTTTAAATTTTTAATTCTAAAATAAATGCTTGTTTGGTTAAAGAAATTCCACATTTCTAAAATATAAATTTGGTCGCCTGCTTTTGGAAAATTAGCGCCTAAATTTATTTTTGTAGCTAATCCAGAACCATCATTGTGTATGATATGCAAATTAATATCACTGGGATCTGCACCAAATCCAATAGTATTAATCACAGTAGATGGGTTGACGTTACCAATTGAGCCCAAACTTTCGGTCAATCCAAAAAAGTTTCTTGAATTTGTCGAAAAATCTCCCCCCGCTTTTGCAGTACAATAAAAGCCAAGGGATGGTCTGCAAACTTTAATTTGCCAAATAAAAGCAGACGTACTTCCAGCTGTAGTAGTTGAAATTGCTCTTCTGTAATAAGAAGTGTCAAAAGGATTGCTACTGTACCCCGCATCAATGTTTTGACCAAGAAATTGCGGAGACCCAACGGCTGTCGGATTAACGTTGTATCCAACGTTGTTTATTGAATTTGGTGTAATTTGACTAAAATAAATGTCTCCTTTAAATTCGCTAAAAATTAATTCAGGACGTAAACCACCAACACCACTACCAACTTGACTAGTCCAAACCGTGCCGTCATAATTTCTTTTAATTTCAGTGCCAACGCCATAGTCCACCCCGCCAACTATTGCAACGCCACCAAGCACTCTAACTTCATAAAAGTTTCCTGCAACCGAACCAACAATATCAGTTATAGTTGCATTAGCTGTTACGTGTAAAATTTCGTTGTTTAAAGCGGTTGTATCGGTATCGACTAAACGCGGTATGTTTTGTTTACCGCTTATATCTATGCTAGCTCCGCCAAAAATCTGAAAGTCTGCCGCTACTGTTTGAAGTAGATTTATGCCGTAAGTGCCTCCAGGGGCAAGAAACAAATAGTTTTTAGCAACGCCGTTGTCGTTTGACGTTACAAGCCTGATACCTAGCTCTTGACCTTGAATAACGTATCCATCATCTAAATTTACAACGTCTTGAATTTCCGCACTTCCAATACTGCCAACGTTTATAATTTGGGTTGTAGCTAGTCCAAAAATCGATTGTTTATTCTTTATAAAATCATCTGCTGTTTCATCGTTTTGAGCCATATCGGATTGCACGTTTACTTCTGCAAAATCCGCAATATTTGCAAGTTTATCTTTTTCAGTTGTAGTATAATTTTCAGAGCTTAATCCTTTGCCTGTTTCTTTATCTACTTTGTTAGTAAATAAATCGGTAAAATTAGCCTGAACTTTTATAAATGCAGCCCTTAATTTGTCTCCCAATCCATCGTTAGGCTCTGATACATTAAAATTTTCTTGTGCCATAATTAATAAAATTGAATAACGTTAGTTTCTCTAGTGACTTGTTCGATTTTGTACTCTAGAATTGGATTTAACCTAATAAATTCCTTGAATTGCACAAACACATTATTTCCCAATTGGTTGTAAAGCGCTGATAATCGGTTAATTTCGTTTAAATCTGTCCTTTGTTCAGGTTTTATAATTCCGTTTTGGCTTATCTGGCTTGTGTTGATTGCAATATAATGACTGCAACTGAAATAAGCAAGCATAAATATTATGTATTTATCGTAAAATTCTAAATAAATGCCCGACAAAGTATTATTTTCAATATCCGTATTGATTTTATTATACAAATCTACACCTAAAATCGGCAAAATATCGTTTGTTTGTGCGATAACTATAAAAGGTTTAAGTGCATCTGTATCAATATTTCCTGCAAAACTTGTTAATGCCGGTATGTCGTTTTCTGTTAGCCAAATTTTCATATCGTTGTGTCTATTTTAGGCTGTCCTAAAAGTCGAACAGCCGTTGGTTTATCATATCCAAAAATTAAATCTAACATTGCAATGGCGCTTTCATACGTTGTTGTACCTGCACTATAAGAGCTTTGTATTTCAAGTAGTGCCTGCACTCCACCAACCGACCCTTTTAGGCTCGCTTGCGCGTCTAAAGTCTTTTCGTCTAGTGAAATAGTATCCCCGTCAATCACTACGCTGTCAACTCTTGCCACATTTGTTGCAGTTGCAACTGAGTCTATTTTATCTAGTTCTGTTTCTTCTTCAAAATCCTTAAACCACGGTTTAATTGAAGCATCTATCAAGTCGGTAATTTGCTTAATTCCATCAACCCAATTTTGGCGTCGTGGATTAATTTTTTTACGGTAAAATATTTTTAAAGCCATTGAGTATTCGTCTGCATTATTTGAAAAACCGCCACCTTGATTATTACCACTAAATAATATATTCGGCATTCCGTGAGCGACTTTAATTTTTCGTTCAGCTTCCTCGGTAAAAAATGTAATGTTTTCGCTTAAATTTGAAGGTGGTATTTTATCAAATGTCACCGCTTCTTCAATTGAATCGTTAAATGATACAATTAATTTTGCGGTGTTTTTAGTACCTGAAACTCTATCACGGACCTTTTCCGCTTCGGATCTTGCTAATTCTGGTGTAGCTTGTCGACCTTGGTTATAATTAACGATTAATACATCGTGTGCGGAATTTTCAATGTAATTTGCAGCGTAATTGCCTACGCCACCTTCAAACTTTGCAAAAGGAATGCAACTAAAATAGTCTGGAACTGCAAAAAAAGGCTCCGATGTTGGCTGTCGGACTAAAAGTATTTCTAAGTTTTGACCTTCTGTATATTGATTTGTAAATCTTGGGTAAAGCTCGGGACGGTATCTTTGTTTATTGTCCCAATCGTAACTGAACCAATATCCCTCAACTTCTAAAGAAAGTTGATTGTATCTTATTCCTAACTTATAAATCGGAATGTACTTTATTTTTAGCGGTGTTTTTGTTTGCTCATTCCAAATTACTTGAACGGCAAAACCTCCATAAATTCCATCGTCTTTGCAAGTCAAAAGTACGTCCTCTGGAGACATGTATTGTTTTAAATTAACTTTTCCAACGCCTTCGTCAATTAAGCCTTCCCCGTACATATAAGTGCGGATGTCGTTTAATATTGAGCTATTAGTTGGGCTATCCTCGTACGCATCTTTATACGTAATATAGTTGGCGTTGTTTGTATTGTTTTTGCTATTTAAAATATAGTCAATGCCAACTCTCGGCTTTATATCAATCGGTTGGTAAACGCTAAACTTTTCAACTTTACTCTCAAAAGTAAAAGTTTGCAGTCCTTTATTTGTAAGTGAATCTTTCATTTTGTTCGGCATAATTAAAATTTTGAATGTTTGTACCTGCTTTTAAAATTTGTATTTTTCCCAAATAAAGAATCTCGTCACCTCTTTTTAATTCAAACTCAAATTTATCTAAAATTTTAAATTGAACGGGTTGCGTTGTTATTGTAATTTCTAATTTTTGACCAACTGTAAAAGTAAACGCTGGAGTAATAGTTGTGCTTCCCGTTTCTTTTCGCAAAGTCAAAACCAAATTATCTAGCGCACTTGGATAAATTCTAGGTATCAATAAAAAAACTAAGGGAGTGTTCAAAAAAAGTACTTTCATTTTATTTTTTGGTATAAAAAAAGCCGTAATTTCTCACGGCTTTCTGTTTAGTATTTTAGAATTATACTACTGCCTTTAATGCCGCTGAATATTCCACAAGTGCTGGTGCTGTAAGTAAATATTCTCTTGAAAAATCTGGCTCCATCGTTTGAAATGTAACCGTAAATCCGTTTAAATCTCCAATTGTTCCACCCGTTTGATCGTCAATAGTAATCGCCATTGCTCCATTTTGCGAACCTGCAACCGTAATAGTTCCGTCTTTTCTCTCAATAAATAAAACGACTTCTCCGTCAAGTAATTTCTTAACATCAGTTACTGTTTTTACCGCATCAGATTTTGGCACGTTCAATATAATAGGTAAATTACCTGTAACTCCTTTACTTCTATTGTCTCCACCTGAAATTCCATTTTCTACATAGTTTGCTGTAGTAGCCTTTACTTCAAATCTCGCCAAACTTAACGCTGGAAAAGATGTCGCAATTTCAACTACGCCTGTCGAGGTTGTAGCTACCTTTGTAAGTGAATTAAAAACTCCAATTGATACCGCGTCTATTCCAGCTTGACCGCTTATACACGCTAATTTTCGTGAACCTCCTAATGTAACACACATATATTTTTAGTTTAAAAAAGGGCGTATTTTCAACGCCCTTATTATTTATTTACCCGTTGTACAAAACGTTTAGGTCTTGATTTGTAACGAAAGTGGTCATCATTTGTTGGTTTTTCAAAAAACGAGACTTAGCACCATTCGCCATTTGTCCAATTTCTAAAGAAGATAAATCCCCCGATAAGTCATTCAAAACTTTTAAGTGTTTCGGCATTGATGCGATTCTAAATCCTACTAATGGGTAGAATTTCACTTCGATTCCATTGTACGTAACTCTTTGATTTGCTCCTGCTGGATTCTCAATTAAAAAAGGCATTTGTTGAGAAACGGTAGCCAATTTATTAGCCGCTACAATTAATTGCAAATCCGTTAATGGTGCAAAAATGTATTTTGGTGCGCTAATTTTATTAATCACTTTTGATGGAAAACCTAAATAGATTTTCGCATATTCCGCGTCAATGTTTGAAGCCGTTACTGTTGTTCCGCCAACTTTGATATAATCTCCAAGTCCTGCGCCTGCTACTGCTTTTGAAAGCGAATCGTTGTAAAGCATCCTAACTGGCAAAGAGTCAAACAATGTAGTTGGCATTGCTGCCACTAATGTTTTTGCACCCGCAGAAATTGATCCTTGACCCGCTCCCGCAGTTAATGCTGCAATAGCTGTTTTTGTTGCGGCTGTTGCACCATTCCAAATTTTTGCGTCAACATCCTCCCCAATTGCGGGGATCACTTGAATTAAAACGTTTCTGTCAAATTCGTCCGAAATATTATTGATTGCACCTGGTGCCATCGACTCATCAAATCGAGTTCCTTTCAAACTTTCTTCATCAAAAGTATCGCTAAATTCAATCAATGAAAGTGCTACTGGCGTACGTTGTACCGCTAAAGTAATTGAGCCGTCTGCTGTTACCGCATCGCTTGATCCCGCTTTCATCGTAACGCCTACTTTACTTTCGTAAACGTTTGCCCCCGATTTGAAGTTTGATTGAATGTCAATTAATCCTTCTTGAAAGGTCAAGGCGTCTTGATAAACGTATTCTTGAATTTCGGCTAAGTCTTTTCTGTCCTTTATGCCTGTGTAAGTTACTGCCATAATTTCTTTTTATTTATTTTTATTAAATTGCATTTTTTCGTAATTACTCATTTGAGCAAAAGTTTTCGGTTTTTCATTTGGCAAATTAACTATTGCTAATTTTTCAGCTTTAAAAACTGCTAAATCATTTATAACTTTTGCCTTTTCTGATTTCATAGTTTCTAATGTTGCAGCATCCTCAACATCCTTTGCTTGCATCGTTGCAAGTTTTTCTTTAAGGTCTGCATTTTCTGCAACTACTGCATCATACATTGTTTGCAATTCAGCTAACGGATCGGCTGGTGCTTCGACTTCTGGCACTTCTGCCATATCTTCCTTTTCTTTATCATTCATCATAAATAGCGACTTTGCAACCTCTATGACCTCTGCTATAAAGGTCTTTTTTTCTTCTGTATTCATACTTATTTCTGGGTTAATTATTTCGTAATCTAAGAATGCTTCTAAACTTATTCCATCTACTTCGCCTGTTTTAATAAAGTTTTCCCAGACGTCATCGTTTTCAATTTTAAACCCTAAAATCAAATCCCGCGCCTGAACGTCTTCCATCATTAACGTTTTGCTTTTGTCTAGTTCTGGATTTAAAACTATCCAACTTTCAATAGGGTAAACGTCCGTTATTGATTCATCTGAATGGTTTAAACTCATTTTCGCAAGCCCTTTATTATTGCTTTTGAAATAAGATTGTTGCATCTTTTCAACCTCCTCTGAATCAAAAGTAATGTAGCCCGGCTCGCCGTTTATATCTTTTCTAAATATTTCTTTATTTGGTCGCATCGCAACCGAATAGATAATTCTCTTTTCTTGATTTGCAAAAAACACGGGTTTGTTTGATTCATCGGCAAACTTTGAGAGTTTAGTTTCAACTGCCGCCCCAAGTACAATTGAAAAACAATTTACATCTGTACCCGCTTTTAATTTCGCTTTATAAACTTTCATAGATACAAAGATTGTGTTATTGGTTTGTAAATATCAAAATGTGGCACACAAAAAAACCACTCGATTTGAGTGGGTTTAATCTCCTTTCTTTTTAATGGTTAAGACTTCTTATTAAAATACAAAAACAATGCTTCACAAATAATTTCGCTAATCGAACACCCTCTTTTTTTGGCTTCTAAACGTAATTTTAAAACATACCACATTCTTGGATAAGCTACGATTCTATTTTCTTTTGCCATTAGATTGAGTTTGAATTAATTTTATTATTATCCAATTGTTGCGCATCACTTACGTCTTTACTGACTACAAAAGCTTGGATTGGTGGTTGTGAATTTAGATTGTTTGCCACCGTGTTCCCGATTTGATTTTCGCTACTCGCCTGAAATGCTACTTGTGGAGTTGCGCCCGCTGCACCTGCCCCTCTTGCTCCGCCACTTGTACCGCCACCGCCTTCAACTGAACCGCCACCTAATGACTGCAAAGCTTTTTTAGTAGATGCAATTGTACTTGCCACCCCAATTGCGCCCTGTGCTGCATTTAAAGCAATTACAGGAATAGCACTTACTCCGCCAGTTGCAATTGCTTGCGGTGTAGCCAACGCACCAACTATAGATGTGTTTGTTGCCGCTACTTGTTTTCCAACAGCAACTGCGCCCTCTGCAATCATTGCAGCCTTTTGTATTTTTTTACTTTTGCCGAATACCTGAGATAAAAACGCGACTGCTTGACCGGCTAAATTTAGTCCTTGCTCTTGTATTTCTCTTTTTTGTTGAAGTTTAGCGCGTTCAATTTCAACTTCTTTATCAGCTAAATCTTTGGCAGCCGCAACCTTTTCCTCTGATTCTTTGTCAAATATAACTTTGTTTTCGTCAATTCTTTTTTGTGCTAAATCCCGCTCCAAAGTAGCGAACTTTTCAGCGTTTAAAATAGTGATACTTTCAATGTCAATTCCTTTTTGTTTTAGGATTTCAACCTCTTGATTTGCTCGTTCTTTTTGGCGTGCTAATTTTTGCTCTTCGGTTTTATCTAATAAATCCTCGTTTGCAATTCGCAAAGCTGTTTCTTTGTCAATTCCTTCTTTTAGTAATGCCAAACGTGCATCTTCAATTACTTTATCGGATGCTGCTTTTGCAGCGGCTGCTTCTTTATCTAGTGCCTTTTGTTCGTTACGCAAGCTATTTGCGTTTGCAAGTTGCTCTGATTCTTGACCTGAAATACGTTCATTTATATCTGAAATTTGCAATAAAGCCGCTGCCCTTTCATCTAGGTTCGCGCTACTTTTACCTTCTTGAGCAATTCTTAAATCTGAAACTGTTTTAGCTAAATTTGCTAAACGTAATTCTTCTAAAGATTGTTGCTTTAAAACAGCTGCGAGTTGTTCGTTTAATTGGGCTCTTTTTGCAATAGATAAATTACTGTCATTGTCTCTTTTTTGCCGTATCTTTTCGGCTTTGTTTTGGAAGTCTAATTGTGTTTGTGCTGAAATACGTCTTGCATCTACTAACTTAGCTTCTGCGTCTGCAAGTTTTCCGCTTGCCTTTACATTGCTATCTACTGCATCTGTTAAAACTTTCAGTCCGTTCGCAGCAGCGTCTAAGCCTAAGGCTCGCAATCCTTTTTGTAAAAGCACGGATGTTGATAAAATTACATTTCCTGCTGTTTTAAAACTTTTAATTATATTATCAACTAAAAATGTAGCAACTGGTTCTAACACTTTCAATAGTCCGCTAAATAATCCGCTAATAACCGCTAATCCTTTTCCGAATTTATCTCCGTTGGCTTCGGTACTAAAGAATGCTTTTCCCAATAATGCAACCGCCCCCACTATGACTGCTAAAACCGCGCCTATTGGATTTGCGACAATAGCAAACATTTGAACAAGCAAAGCTTTAAAGCCACTAATTGCACCGCTTATCGGGTTGTCTAATCCTTTTATATTTTCGCCTAAACTTTTTGTAGATTTTTCTGCCTTTTGTTGCGTGTTGCTTAGCTTTTCAACTTGTGATTTAGCTTCCTCCGTTGCGATAGACGCCTTTTTTTGTGCTATCTCTAAATTATTAATTTCTTCAACTGATTTACCCGTTGAATTTGCTAACGCTTCGTTCGCCTTTTTTAATTTAATTTCAGCTTCCTCAACTTTAATAGTAGCCGATTCTAACTTTCGAACTTCCTCGGCGGTTTTGTTTGCGTTAGTATCAAACTGTATCTTTATTTTTTGCTCTTTGTCTTCCATTAGTAGTTAAGTAATGTTAATTTAGTTTTGCCTGTTGTAATATCTATCGTTCCATCTACTATTGTAAATTTATTTTCGCCTATTATAATATCATTTTCTAGCCTAAAATCCCGCACCTCGTTTGCGTTCAAATATAGCGTAAAATCTTGCTTCATTACATTTTGGTCAATGTATCTTTTTATAATTTCAATATAATAGCGACTAAATAAATTATCTCGATATGCTACATTATTTTGAACTAAAACCGACCAAGCAAAGCTCTTATTGTCAGTTGTGTAAGGCAAAACTTCAATATAAGATGAAATGCTTTGCGTTTGTAAAGCATTACTTTGCAAAGAACTTTGAACACCAAATAAAGCGTTTAAAGGCTTGTTACCGTGTGAGTAAAATAAAACTAATTCGCCAAAGTTTGGCGTATAACGCGCTTCTCCACTGTCTAATATTTCTGGCTGTCCACCTTCGAATCCGTAAACGGTTGTAACGTTTGTTCCTAGAATAGTTACGGGCGGAATAATTGTGAAATTAGTTTCAATTTTAAATTCTTTTGCGTTCTGTGGTTTTATTTCTGGAAAAGATGCTTGTCCGTAATCCTGACCAGCCCCAATTTTATAATCTACATTGCTTTTAAAGTTACTATCAGCGTGTTTAAAAATATAATAGTTGAAATCGTCCTGCGTTGATTTTTCTACATCGGAAATATCCGCTACATACGTGACCTCTCTTTTATTTTCCAGAATATCCTGTGGCGTATAAAAAAATAAACTATCGTCGTCTGGATTAACGTCTAAAATTGCAATGTTGAATGATTTTAAAAAGGAAGTTAAAAAATCAATTACTTTTACTTCTGGCAAAGATTTAATAAGGTCAATTTTTGAGCCGCCCATCAAAGCAAAATTATTGTTATTGGAAATTAAACTAATAGTTGATAATGTTGGTATATCCATTCTAAAACTTAAAACCGCATTATTCCAGCTAATCGCATTCGTAAATTCTAAATTTATAAAATATTCTATTTCTAAATTTTGGTCAAAAAATAATGTTTCTATAAAAATTCCAATTTGTTCAGTTTCTTGTGTTAAAGTAAAAGTTTCTGTTTTAATTGGGAACTCTTCGCCAACTCTAAATATAGACATTGTGCAATCAGTTGTAGGTGCGGTTAAATAATTTATTCCTTGAAATATAATTGATTGAGCTACTTTATCATTAATAACTCCCGCGCTACTTATTTTTACCTTCACACTATTACTTAAAGCAAAGTAATCAATTCTCATTCCAAGGCTTGCGGTGGTAGTTGCGTTTTGCGTTATAATAAATTTGCTTTGTGTTTTGCTTCCAAAGTTTTGACCCATACACCAAATGTAAGCGTCTTTATATTCCGTTCTGTTTTCGAGCGGTGCTACAATTTGCAACTGATATTTTTCTTTTATTAATTCTATGATTGTGCTAAATGAAATTGCTGGACGCAACTCATTTGCCTTTAAAACTTTGTTTGACGTAGGTAAATTTGTAGGATCAAAGAATACGTTATCTAACCCTGTGCCGTCTGCATTGTATTGTATCACTCGGTTAGTCGAGGCTAACGGGATGAAGTATTTTATCGGGATTCCGTTAATATTATTTGACTGAACACCTGTTAGCAGTGATTTTACGGCTAACGGTGTCCAATTTATAATAAGACTACCTAGTAAATCTATAGTGTCATCGCCTATTTTATCCTTTAAATTAGTTAAATTTGTAGCAAAACTTGCGGTTATAACAGATTGTTTACCCATTTTATATACAATTTTCTCTAATTTTAACAGTCCAGTCTGATTTAAAATACTATTTACATATACTTTGGCACGTACTTTACGCAAATCAGAAGGCTTAATTACGTCTGTATTTCCAAAATAACCTAAAGAATTAAGATTATTTGGAGTTGCGTCAAAGGTAAAGTTCAAAGAATAGGGAGAAAAAACTTTAGTAATCTCTTGCGTATCTTTAAAAGTATATCGCATTGGGATACTCTCATCTTTTATAAGGTCTAATTTGCTGTAATTTAAGCCATCGAGCGATACAAATACCTCTGTTATCATCGAATATTGTTTATCTTATTATTAGTTTCATCTAGCTTAATATTATAATCAATTGCTATCCTATCATTTAGTCTTGTTTTACGTGTGAAATCTTCATCGGTTATAACAACGGGGATTTGCTGGTGCGTTTTAAAGAATCCTATTGCGTCAGCCGTTATGCTTTGGCTGTCTATTGAAATATCTGTATTATCGATACTCACGACAGCGTTGTCAATGCTAATACCAACCGTTGTAACCAATTCTAAATCCCCTTTAAAATTAATCAAATAAACTATTGGACTATAAATCAATTCCTCAATTATAGAAGTCATATTTTCTTCTAACGACCCCGTATTTATAACATACGACTGCTCCGCATCTATCAAAGTGATTTGCTTTGAATGAACAAAAGTATTGTCAACTTGCGATGGGTCTCTATGCGAAATGTTGCTGATTGTTCGGTTTGCTTTTACGCTTGCTGTTTTTTTGCCGTGAGGCGTAAATGTTTCCCAAAGTCCTAATTTGTTTATAAAAATAATTAAACACGGATCTAGTGTGCATCGTAATTTTGTTGGCGTTAATGGAACGTAATTTATAACATTTGAAGTTGTAGCTTCCGCAACTGTTCGGGTAAAATTAAAAGTTTGATTAAAATAATTGTGGATCTTTGGATTGAACCATTTTTCGACTGGCACGATAAAACCGCTTGCGCCGTAATTTTCGACGCCGTTATTTCCAATTAAATTTTGCTCGTAATTCCATCGATAACCCAACGTACAAAAGAAGGTATTTGTATAACGACTTGTTTGAGTGCCATCAAAATTAATTGAAATTACTTGTGCTTGAATAAATACTCCTTGGTTTGTGATTGCAGCGGGTGCCGCTCGATTGTATGCAAACTTTGGTTTTATATACGGTTTTATTAAATCTGAAATTTCTAGTGAAATATAATTATCTAATTGACTAACTTTATCTTTTCTTAGAATTACAGTCGGCTGATTAATGACTTTAATTTGTAATCCATCCCAAATGTAAAGATTTACAGTTACGGATTTTGTTAAAATTGTAGCAGCCTCTCGAATAAATAAAGGGCTGTTAATTAATTTAACTTTGCTTTCGTTGTCAATCAGTGTACGAACATCTAATGGTAAAATTGGTGGTACGGGTGCAACGTCTGGTACTGTAACGTTTGTGATTGTAAAACTAAATCCACTTGTAAATTCGACATTACTTGCGTTAAAACCTTTGTAGCTCGTAATATTTATGTTTGCTAATTTGCCCTGAAAGGTAAAAGAAGATGAACCTGTAATTTGAGCGGTAAATAAATTACCGTCAAATAAAGCGTTTGTAACAAAATAATTATTAAATCCAGTTGCTGACAATGAACCTGCTGTTTGATTAGTAACAGATATTTGATTTGGAATACCCGTAATTATATCAGTGAAATAAATAATAAACTTCGACAATGATAATATCACTGCCGCGTGATTTATCGCAATTTTCTTAACTATCATAATTTCCTGTTATTTGGTCTAATATTTCTTTTACTACTAAATTTATAGTTTCATCTACATTATTATTTATTGCAACTTCCAACTCGTTAGGGTTTTGAAATCTACCATAAAATACTTGTGCAACTGTCAATACAGTGTCAGGCTTCACCATATAATTGACGGAATCCCTTAAACGCCCCGTGTCAACTCTTGAGTTATTCCTAGCTTGTTGGAAAACCTTTTCACCTAATTCGTTTAACTGTGCCTTAATTATCTTATCGGCATCAATCTGCTGTTTAGTCCTTCTTTTTGCCACGGATTCTATTTAATAATGAAGTAACTGCTGTCGTGCTACTTCTGGTTATTGAATCAATTATTTTTCTAGTTGAGTTCCTACCCGTTTGAGTTACTCCGACCTCATAAGTTCCGCCTCCAAATTCAGTGTAAATAATTTTCCACTTGACCCCCGACGGCATTAACCGCCTTGCATTTGCTTCTAGCTTTGAATTTTTTCCAAACTGCCCGTAATAAAGCATTCTAAAAATAACCTGCTCACGAACATAAGTAAAAGATATAGACCGTTTTAACGCTCCCGTATCAACTCTTGCTGTTGACTTTGATTGGTCAATTATGCTTTGTGCAACGGCTCGTATGCCTGCCTCATCTAACATCCTGAACCTAAATTTGCTATTGCTAAATCTATTGTTATTTGATGACCGTCTAAACTATTTTGATTATACCTTTTAGAAACTGAATTTTGAAACAATTGTATGTTGAATAGAAAATTATTACTTTGCATTTGATTTAAAAATCTAGTTATTACAGCTGATGTTTCTCCTAAATTGTCAATTAAATTCGTGTCTAATTGTAATTTACTGTCTGTTTTTTGCGGGCGGATATCTCGCTGCTGAACAACTGTAATTAAATACGTTGCAATGATGACATCTTCTCTAGTTTCATTTTCTAAATAGTCGATGTTGACTAAACAATAGATGTTTTCTTTGTTGTTGTCCAAGTGTTTTGTTTCAACTAAAGTAATGGTATTAACCAAAACGTTTTCGTTAAACTTTTCAACTAAAAAATTCGTTAATAAAAATAGTTCGTTCATAAGTTTTACCTGTTTCTATATATTTTAGCTAAACCAATTATAGTTATTCCTATTGTTAATCCAATTACAAAATCTATTATTTGCATAATTTAGTTTTATTTTAAATTTTCAACCGTTCTTTTTCTCAATAAATATTCGCTCCAAAATAAAAAGTATTTCGTTTCATAATCAAACACAACTTTTGGGCTAACAGATTCAAAGATAGCACAAAGATAAACCATTTCGGTATAACCACCGTAAGTTAGTGAAAAGTTTTCTCTTTCCATACTTCCTTGACTTATTTCGCTCGTGTTGGCGAACTGTGGCGGGTTGTATATCCACGGAAAATTAGCTTTAACTTCATCGGCTTCTTGAATGTACAAAGCAACCGTGTAAACAATCACGAACTCTGGAATCGTCAAAAACCAAAGGCGAGGCGTTACGGTTGCTTTTATAAATGCTTTATCATCCTCATCTTTAATAAATGTTTCAAGATCTATAAATCTTCCTGCATTTTTAAATGATACGTCTACCTTAAAGAAGATTTTGATAATCAAAAACAACTTTAAGCTTCTCAATGTTTGTTTCTGCATCTCCAAATAATTCTTTTAAAGTTTCTTTTTTTCTTAATTCTTTTTTCTCGAGCTTTCGATATTCGGTTTTTAAATACGGAAAAAATCTACGTAAATGTGTACGTGTTGTTTCTTTTGCTGTCATAATTTATCTATTAATTTTAATACGGCTTTTGCGCTTATCATTATTCTTTTTTTTTCTTCATCAACTATTAAATTAATGACGATAATTCCATCAATTACTTTTGCATCAATTATTTTATCTTTCATAATAGTATTATTGTTTTTCCGTTATGGGATTTCTCATAACAGCATTGGTGTTTTGCGTGATATTTTTATAATAGCTGCGTATCTAAATGCATCTATTGCGTGATTAAATTGGTCAATCGGTTCGTCCTTTTTATTGTCCGACCATTTATAATTATTTAGTTCAAATATAAGGTTTTTTGATTCAGGCGTAACAATTAACTCATAATTTAAAATGCTCATTATTGAATCTCTAATCTTTGGCTTTTCGCACGGCTTTATATTCAATCCTCTATTTGCCAAATCCTTAATAAACATTTTCGCCTGACTGTCGCACCATATACGACTATGTCCTACAATTGGTTTAATCGCATCTACAATGGTATCTGGTATCTGATTTGATTTGTAAAAAACTTCCTGCAAGTAGATTTTCTTTTGCTTTTTGTCAACCGATACTTTTACAACTGCAGTACTATCATTGTAGCCTACATCCATACCAAAAGTATCTTCGTACTCCGTTGAAACAAATTCGCCTATCTCATAATCAAAAACAACGCCTTCTGCCGTGTCTCTGAACGCTCCTAAAACAATATTTTTGTACTCCTTGTACCCTTTGATTATTTTCTTGCTTAAATCAGCTCTTTTGTCTTTTTCAGTTTCTAAATACAACTCATAAAGCAAACGCAAACTTTCGTAATCCTCCCAATTCGAGGGTGACATATTTTCTTTGCCGTTGTCTAAATAGTTTGTATGAATGTACATTATTTTACCTATAACCCCGTTAAATCCTTCTGGTATAGTTTTGTACCATTGTTCGTACATCCAATGGGTTTTAGTAGGTGGATTAAAAACAATCATTGAGATACCTTGCAAATCAGTCGCACGGACCGAACGTTTAACTTTTTTCCATTCGTCGTAATTAGTCAATTCTTCACCTTCCTCTGTTATAAACATAGAATAGTCTTCCAATGATTTTAACTTTGCCGTTTGCGTTCCTACGCTTGTTTTCTGACCAGTAATTGATATTAATCCTTTATTGTGTTTGGTTTTGTAGTCATTGTTAGCAAAAGTAAATTCATCTTCAATTCCTAGCAATTCCATACGGTTATCTAGTGCTAAAGTTATTGAGCGGTCTGTAGAAGACATAGTTTGTCTTGTAAATAATATACGGTGGTTGTAATCTGCAGCTGCTAAAGGCACAAAACAAGTAACTGCAAAAGTTTTTCCGCTGTCACGACCACCTGAAATAAGAACGGTATCTACTTCTGGATAGATACCGTTTAAAAGTTCAAATAATGGATGATATTTTTTTGAAAAGGTTATCATTTTTTTATAAAAACAATCGGTTGCCTTACTGTGGTTTTAATTTCGCCTTGCATTTCAATTGCTTTTAAAGTTGGTAGGCAAAATTTAGCAAGTTCAATGGTGTATTTGATTCTTTCGACTTCTTTTAAAGCGTCAAAATCAGCTTGTAGCTTTGTAATATTATTTTCCACAAGCAATTGGAACGCATCCCGAATAGATTTGTTTTCTTTGTTTGGCGTTCCTTTAATTCGTCCGCCTTGTTTAATTTGTCCTTTAGGTGCTGCCATACTACTCTAATCTACCTTAGTTTACGCTTTAATTACATTTTACAATTCTTCTACTTACATATCCTGGTTCGTAAAACTCAAATAACAATTTACCGTCTTCGCTACAATCATCGCCGTAATAGTAAGTTTCCCCGTTAGGCACGTCGTTAACGTAAGTCACGGAGTTACAATCACATTCCGTCTTTAGATCTTCTGTTGTGCAACTTGCCAGTGCAATTGCAAAAATAAATAGTATTTTTTTCATAACATAAAAATTAAATATCCTAATATTGCAAAGATAACGATTAAAACTATACAAATTGCAGCTATCTTTTCGTTCCGTTTTTCTTCTGCTTTTATTTGAGATACAATAGAATCTTCATAATCTAATTTGTACCAAAAATCATAACCTTCCTCTGTTTTTTCCCAATAAAAAGCATCAGCTAAATTGTCTGTTAATTTATCAAAATATATGTGTTCGTTTTTTTGATACTCCAAAGCTTTGCGTTTTTGAATTGCTGGTAATTCTGATATTTTCATAACTTTTCGTTTTTAACTAAATTTTCAATTACTTGTGTTTTTGATATATTTTTATCTTCTGATAATTGCTTTAGCTTATCCCGACAATCTTTAGAAAGTCGGAATGTGGCTAAATGCTTTTCTGTTGGTTGTTTGCTCATTATGCTTCTATAATATCAAAATAACGTCCCTTTCTAATTTCTGCGTGAACGGTACAATCATTTACCCAAGAGTTTCCTGCATTTGTAGCGTCTTCTTTAGTATTGTAAGTTTTGCCGTTTGCATTATTCATTTCTTGTCCGTAAACTTTTCTAATAATTTTAAATGTAGTTGTCATAATTCCTATATTTTTGTTTTAGCGTTATTGCTGATACAAATCTACGAAATGTATTTACATTTTCAATACTTTGGAAGTGTTAAAGTTTAATTTCTCAATAAGCCTGTATTTATTTTTTGGTTTCATATTAATTTTTTAAATTCATCTAGTGATCGAATCAAAATGTAATAATGCCCGAATTCCAAAACTCTACTTTCAAACTCTTTTTGGCTTTCGCTTTGGATTCCTTTGTGAGTTTTTAATTCTACAAATATCACTTTATTTTTCAAAATTAATATTAAATCAGATACTCCGGCCAAAACTCCCATTCCTATAAATTTACTATTGTTTCTGGTCGCTTCGTTTGGAACGCAGAAAATTAAAATATTATTCAATTTACAATAATTGACAATCTCTTTTTGGATTGTCGCTTCGGACTTTTTGCCTAAACATTGAAGCTGCGATATGGTCTTTTTTTTAATATTTTCTAATTTCATGTTAAAATGTTTACTTTTAGTGTTTTGTAAGTTATTGATTTTCAACGAATGTTTACTTGTAGCCTTGTTTACTTTTGTTTTTCAAACTTATTTCTATAATGTATATAATATGTCATTATGTGTGATGTGTGTGTATTTATGCATTTCTATAAGGTTAAAGTTAATATTTATAGGCTACAAGTAAACATTAATACCTTAACCCTTATATCCATTGGCAAAAAACGTGTTTACTTTTAAAATTTTAAAAGTAAACAAAAGTAAACAAAGTAAACATTTAAAACGGGACTTCTTGTGTCTCCTGGACCTTTTGAAAATCGTTTTTCTTAAATAATCTGTACCCTTTTTTTGTTTTTGAGCCAATACGCTGCATTTTTAATTCCATTTTATGTTTTACACAAATTCTTTTGATGTCGTATTTTGTGGCTTTATAAGAAAATTGCACGTTCATTTCGTTGCAAATTTCGCCTTGGTTTAAAATAACTTCATCGTTATGGTCTTCGGTTTGCTCGAACGAATAACGGCTAAAAAACAGATCTTCTGAAACCTCAATTTCTAAATTTTGCAATGTATTTTGATTCAAATAGTCAATGTCTTCTTTTGAAAAAATACGAAATTCAAAACCTTTTAAATATAAATCATGTGCGCATTTCAAAAGCGCATCTTTATCAAATTCCACCGCTTCGCTATATTTTACACTTTCAAATTCAACAGGAATCACCCTCCTATTACCTGTTTCATCCTTTAGTACGCTCTTTTCGTTAGTCGTGCCACATAACATAGTCCTACGCTTCAAATCTACGTCTAAACGCCCGTATGGAAGCCTGACTGTTATTTTGTTTTTCTCTGTAATTTTTTTAAAATTCTTAACGTCTTTGTGCGCCATTCCTCCAAATTCATCATTTAGCATAATCATAGACGTAGCCATACGTTTTAGCACGTCTTTTCCACCCTCTTCCATACTTTCATCAATAAAGTATCTTCTTAATTCTTTGGGAAGCATATTTCTAAAAAAAGAAGTCTTACCGCTAGCTTGTTGACCACATAAAACCAAAACTAAAGGGCTAACTTCCTCGTGGTCATTTGGACTTATCCAGTTGTGGATGGCGCCAACGAGCCATTTTTTTAACGCCCAACGATTAAACTCGTTGTAAGGTAAAATTAAATCTGCATATTTATCTATTTCATCGCCTTGGGCAGTGGATGTGTTGTTTTTAAAATAATCCTCTATTGGTTGGTAGGTTTTAGCTTGCGAATTAAAAATTAATTGCGAAATATCGGTTGCGCTTACTTTAAAATCAAAATATTTCTTTGCGTGAATAGTAATTGAATTTATAATCTCATCATTCACCGGTTGCCCCTCAAATTCGTACTGTTGATTAAATCCATTTTTTGCAATTATGTAGTTTTCTTTTATGAACAAATCAAGTTTTACCGTATCATTTTCTTCATTATCTATGTTCTTTGCAAAGTTTTCTTTAGAGTCGATTAGCTGCTTAATGAACGCTTCATCGGTTGTTGTAGTGCCTAATATCTTAAGCGTTTCAATCACGCCTGCTGGTGTCATTATTTGACTGTTTGCTTTGCCGACTGCTACTCGTTTTATAATTTCTTTGCTTATAGGCGAATATAGTTCTATTCCAGCTGCCTTGGCGTGGTAGTAGAAAGTTGAAATAGTAATGCTTCCGCCTTTGCAAAATTTAGCGTATTGTCTTTCTATTCGGGAAGGCTCGTATTTTGTGCCATTTTGGCAAATAGTTTTAAAATATGTAAGTCCTGCATCTCCAAAATGCGAACCAATAGCAAAACCAATTTCGCAAAATTTTTGATAGTCATCTTGGCAAAGGTCAATTCCTTTACTTTGGATTTGGTCCATAATAAAACTAAAGTCATCTTTTGCAAAGTAGAATGTTTCTTTTTTGACTTTTTTTGCTGGTGCTTTTTTTGCTTTAAAAGTTGCAGCGTTAGGGTTCTGGAAAATATCAAAATCATAAGAAATATAACGCAAACGTGATTTGTCCTTGCAACTTTGGTCGACGTCTACATCAAAAGTATCTGAATAATACTGCGCAAGTCCGTAAAACGACTCCAAAAATACATCTGGATTAATCTTTACAAAAACTACAAGTCCAGTTCCTGATACCGAACGATTAGAGCTAAAGGTGTATTTGTCTGCATCAATTCTTTTGCGTAATTCCGTATGAACATCGCAATCAATATCTAGTAAAATCAACCCGTTCATTTCGTCAATATTAGCTACCGAACGGCTGTTTTGTTTCATTGTGCAACTACCAGTAATTGCAGGAAGTTTGCTTTTTATTTCGGTGTACTTTTTTTTGTCTGACTTGTTTGCTCTGGCTTCAAAAATTAAACTTTGATGATCTCCATTTTTAACGAGCTCTACATATTTTGCAAAATCAATACTGATATTGTCTTTATCGTTGTGGGTTTTATATTTTGAGAATATCATAATTTTTTAAATTTTAGATAACCATTGTTGGTAAATGTTTGATGCTATTTGCGCTGTCATAACTGGAGGTACTGACATACCTATAAGATATGATGACTTGTTCTCTAAAAAATTATAATCTTTTGGAAAACTTCCGGTATTGCAATATTCATTTTTGCTTATTCTTATTGGCAAATCAAATTGAATATCACACCCTTTGCTTACAACGGTTGGGAAAACTTTATCTTTATGTATTATTTTTGTGTTAAAGTCTGATGTTTTACCATTAATTCTTTCGGTTATTTCTCCAAAAGAACTGTCTGATTTAATTCTTTGCAACCACCTTTTATAAGTTAATTTTTCTTTATTTATTGGTTTTCCTAAATTATCTGCATATTCTCCAAATTTAATTTTCTTTTCATTAAAAAACATTTGTATTTTTGGAATTTCAGTAAACATATCTGCAAAATGCAAAAATTGTGTTGCTAAATCTTTTCGTAAACAAATAAAGAAAACTCTTTCACGTCTCTGCGGAACTCCCATTTTTGAAGCATCTAATAAAAAGTGTTGACAATAATAACCAGCTTTATCAAATTCTGCATAAATTTTACGAACGTAGGCTTTAGCTTCCCCCATAAGTAAACCTTTTACATTTTCAGCAACTACAACTTTAGGCTGCAATTCTTTTGCTAAATCAATAAAATCAAAAAATAAAGTATCTAAAACCTGTTCAGCTAGACCTTCTCTAAATACCTTTTCTTTGCCCCAATCTTTTTTTCTATTTCCAGCCATACTAAAAGAGCTGCATGGCGGCGAACCGTCTAAAATATCAAGGTTATAAAGTTCTTTTGGTAAATCTTTCCTTTTTGCAAAAGTCGTAATGCTTTCTAAAAATGAAAATTTAGGATTGTGATTTTCTTTGTAAACATCAATCATTTTTTTATCAATATCATTATGTCCAATAACATCAAACCCTGCTAATTTGTAACCCATTGTAGAGCCACCACCGCAAGCAAAACAACTAAACACTTTCCCTTTGTCTTTTGTGAAATTTGCATCTTTTAAATTCCAATTATAATTAAATTCTGTTTTCATAATTAAAACAATATAGGGTTAATTTTTTCTAGCTTTGATTTGCAATATCCCAATTCTCGAAGCTCTTTCTTATCTGTTTTATTAGAATCAATTAATCTTTTTGCGTCCTTAAAAAAATCTTTTTTGATTTCAAAACCAAAACTTTTTCGTTCTAAATTTTCACAAGCGATTAAAGTAGTCCCGCTACCAGCGCAAGGGTCAATCACTACATCGCCTTTGTCGCTAAAAATTGAAATTAAATTTTCTAAAACTTTAATTGGCTTTTGTGTTGGGTGTACTTTTTCTGTTTCTGTATCTCTAAACCAATCAAGGCAATTCATAACCATTTTACCGTTATTGTTAAATTTTGGTAGTTTGTCACGATACAAAATTACTGCATATTCGCAATTTCCAACTACTCTCATATTTGCTTTTAAAACTTGTGCTGAAAAGTTTTTACGAAATACTAAATTTATGTATTTATTCAATCCGTATTTTTTAGCTTTTTCGATTAGTTCAAATTGTTGTTCAAAGGCACAAAATACAATCATGCAAGGCGCTGCACCTTTTTCTTTTGGTTCGGGCCTTAACATTGTAGAGCAAAAGTGTAAAAATTCTGAAATTCTAAAATCTTTGTCCGTGTCAAAAAATTCTTTTCCTGCAAGTTTGGATTCTCCGTTTTTATGGTCTCCATTTTCATACCAGCTTGGATTGGAAGCATAAGCGTTTATTCCTAAATTGTAAGGAATATCCGCAATTATTAATTGCGCTTTTGGAACTGCATATCTTTTGTAGTTCTGGAAATGGTCGTTAAATAAGTTAGGCTTAAATTCTGTTTTCATAAGTATTTGTTTTTCAGTTTTGTTAATAATATTTTCTTTTGTTGTGCATAAGTTCTGTTTGCTTTGCTTTCTAAATCCGAGCGTATAATTGCTAAATAACCGCTTTTTAAGTGAGTTGTAAAGACACGCTCAACTCCACCCGTTTTGTTTCTTTCAAATTGATTTTTATCCACATTTTTAAAAAGCCTAAAAATTTGCTCGTTTAAAACCTTTAAAGCAAAGAACTTATCTTTATTTTCTGAATAGCGAATTATCTTTTTAATGTCAATATCTACTTTATTAACCTGCACCGCAATTCCTGAATCAATTAAAATCTCTTTTATTTTGCAGTTATTGTGGTTGCAGGATTTGCAAATACATTGACGCTCTGGCATTAGTTCTCCGCAATTATCGCACTCTTTTAACATCTCTTCTGGAGCTTCTTTTTTTGCTTTATAATCGTCTTTTCCCCAAAATAATTTTTCCCAGTCAAATTCGTCTGACCACTTTCCAAGGCGTGAAATATTATTTCCCCCATCAATTACAATAAATCTATCTTTAAATATTTTATCTGTTGTTCTGGATCCACGCCCGACAATTTGAATCCATAAAGATAAGGATGATACGCGTCTGCTTACAATTATACATTCAACATCGGTTACATCAAATCCTTTAGTAAAAACTCCGACATTAAATAATATCGCTTCACGAGTATTTCTGAATTTCTCTACAACATCTGAACGGTTAAAATCCGTTTCGTTTACGCTATCATACATAAAGCAATTTGGCACGCCTGCTTCTACGAAAATATCGTAAATGTATTTATTTAAAGTTGTGTTTTGCGTGAAAATCATTGTTTTTTTGCCTTGGCAGTAATGCTGGTAATTTGCCAAAACATCCATTTGATAAACTGCATCAAATACCTCACCTGCATTTGATACTTCGCCAAATTTATCAAAGCTAAATGAATCCTCATCAATTGGTATAATGTAGTTTTCATCCGGAACTAAAAAACCCTCTTGAATTAATTCCTGAATGGGAATACCGACTATAATGTCATCGAAAATTTCTGAAAGTGCAAAGTCTTTTATGAACTCAATTGCATTAGGAAAAGGTGTTGTAAACATTTCTTTGACTTCTGGATCATAATAGTAATTATCTTTTCGATTGCTTACTGGTGTGGCCGTAAATCCTAGTAATTTACACTTAATTAGAGGTAAAAGCACCTCATATTGAATAATATGGCACTCGTCAATTATCACTAAATCAAAATCAGATATTAAATCTGGTTGCTTTTTTAATCGGCTTTTTAGCGTTTGCACCATTGAAACCACAATTTTATTTGCAGGAAAAGTTTTATCTTTTGCTTCAAATGTAGCCCCGTTGTCAAAGTGTTTAGCAGTTTGGCCAACAAGCTCACGACTGTCTACAAGTATCAATACGCGCCCTCTGTATTGCTTGGCAAGGGTCGTGAAAATTACAGTTTTGCCACCGCCAGTTGCTAACTGGATAAGTATTTTTCTGTTTTCGTTTACCGCAATCGCATCTAGGATTGTTTGCTGGTAGTGGTAAGGTTGGTAATTCATAATATTTTAAAAAAGACAAAACCCCTAAAGAGCTACTACACATCTTTAAGGGTTTGTCGTTAGACTTTCGTCCAATATCTTAACGCAAGTAGTAGATTGCTGGACAAATATAAGAAAAATTTTTTACTTCACGTGAATGTTTGACGTAAATTTTAATAATGTTAAATAATTCTCTTCGCTAAAAACTTCTAGTCGTGTTTTGCATTTTCTTTTTCTGAATGCCCCGTAAGGCATTCCAATGACTTCTGCAGCACGTTTACCTGACATTCCTAGTGTAGCGGTTAGGGATTGTATTTTATCGTTTGGAGTCATATTAGTAGTTTAGCATTATTGATTTTTTCATAGACGCAATCCTGCAATCCGCTCTTAATTCCCTAACTAATTTAGAACCGCCTACTTTGTCAAAAGTTGATTTTTCTAATTGATTTTCTAAAATTGCTCTCTCGCTTCTGAATCCCTTTTCAGTTAAAAATTCCATTAAACCTGTGTGCGTTGTTCTTGTAATTGTAAATCCGTAAGATGTTGTCATAATTTTTGTTTTTAAGGGGCTTTTACACCCCGATTGTTTTTAATTATATTTGATTCTCCATCCAAGTTAAAATAACTTCTGAATCCTCTTCTTGAAAGTTGTAATTTTCTCCAAACAAAGAAACTAAATTACTTTGTGATACTGATTCTTCGCAAAGATGATTGTCTAGTTTATTTTGAACGTGTGCAGTGATTGAGTTATCTTTACTCCAAAGTCTTAACATTAAAAAACCTTCTGAAGTATCGCACATTTCAATTCCTGTTTCGATTATTTCTAATTTTTCGCTTCTTGATAATTTGCTCCAGTTTTTTGATAATTGAGTTTCCATAATTTCTATTTGTTTGAGTTTGCCGTGTAAATCACTTCCTTAACTCTTGTACAAATATACGGAACAAAAGTGTTCCAAAATGTTAATGCAGTGTTAAAGTTTTAAAACAAAAAAAGCCAATCATTTCTGACTGGCTTCCTAACTTTAAAACAAAAAAATTAAACTATGAAAAAACAAAGATAGTGAATTATTACATTGTATCGTTAAAATCTTTTCTAATAATTGTTTCAATCTTTTTGACCATATCATTAAAATACGTGGTTTTCTGAACTGTAGATGTATCTGCGATGCTGTCTATAAACTCCTCGCAAAACTTTACCTGTTGCAGCATCTTTTTGGAAGTCAGTTTTAGCTGGTCGTAAATCTCTAGTTCAATCATTTTAATGCAAACCAGCTGATGCATTAGTTGGTGTTTTTTATTTGGATTCATAATTCCTTTAGTTTTAAAAATTCATCAAAAGTTACAACCGTTTTTGTCTTTGATTTCGATCGTATGTAAAAATCCATATCAGATTCGAATTTCTGAAAATAACATTCCATATTACTTCTAATTAATGATCTTTCGTTTTTCCAAATCTGCAATCCTGTTGCTAGTTCTTGGATTTCTTGAATTGTAAGAATAGTGCAATCTACTTGTGTGTTGTTTATTGTGTTCATTTCTCTTTATTTAAGCGTGAATTAATTATCAAATATTTACCGTCTTTTGAAAAGTAGAAACTACTTCTAAAAACTTGTAAAAATTTGTAGTTTTTTATTCTGATAAAATTTTTTTCTGAAATAATTAAGGGCCTTATTTTGCTTTTAATTTGAAGCCTTGAGCATCTTATTCTTATGCCTTTATCTGTCATTTTAAGCATTTTTGCAACTTCTGATATAGTGTACATAGTTGTTTAAATTAACCCCCTAAATTAATAGCGGGTTGTTAGTTTTTAGAATGGCAAATCGTGGTGTTCGCTTTCTTCTGCAAAAGTTTGAGGTTTAGCTTGACTTGCTGGTGCGGTGTTTGTCGGGTGATTTGCGGAAGTTACGTTTGTACTTTCAATTTTCCAACCTTGAATAGTGTTAAAATAAACCGATTCTCCTTGCGGGTTTACCCATTCTCTCCCCCTTAAATTTATACTTACTTTTACTTCTTGACCTACTTTGTAATTATTTAGAAAATCGCATTTATCCTGCACAAATTGTACTGTAATATGCTGTGGATATTGTTCATCTGTGGTTAAAATTACATTTTGACTTTTAAACGTTCCTTTTTCAACCACTTTTTGAATTGCTTTAATTTTTCCTGCTACTTCCATTTTAAAATTGTTTATTATTAATTAAATACTCTACGAATTCATTTCTCAAATTAACCGCTTCTATAATTCGGCTTTTTATTAGTTTAATTCTTATTTCGTCTCTTTCAACAACTATTTCATGCCACATTTCAATTCCATTATAAATAATGTAGTTGAAAAAATAACATTTTTTAGAATTACTACACAACATTTGCATCTGCATCTGGTCAATGTAAAATTTATCAATTGCTTTTATTCCGCTTCTGACGATGTGAAAGAACTTTTTGGGCTTTGGACATTTTATCTCTAAAATTGCATCGTTGCCAACATTTCCATCTGGCGACGCTCCAGCATCTTCGCCAAAAGGATAAAAATAACTTTCTTTCACCTCAATAAAATCAAGTTCTTTAATTTCTTTAAACTTATTGAATGCCAACGGCTCTAAATCAATGCCTCTTTGCATATCAAATGAAACAAAACTATCCTCTTCATTTAGTCCGAAAACTATTTCGTTTGCCTTTTCTTCAATGTAAGATTCGCCTGTCAATCCTAGCCCTTTAACTCCTAAAAGTTCACTTATTCTCGAAGCGGTAAACCTACCTTTCCGAGAATCGAACCACTCTTTACTCCGTTGCTTTTCCATATTCTAAATATTTTTTATAAATTTCGTCCGTAATTGTGTAGGACTTTTCAATTTGCTCTTTTGTTGCGTTGGCTTGTTTTGCTTTATCAAAATTAGCTTCTGTAAACGATATTTTTACTTTTGTCTTTGGTTGTATTGGCTTAATCCTAATGCCGCCTACAACCTCGCCTTTCATCTTTACATTAACATCTAAATACAATTCAATGTGCACAAGTTTCCAGTCTTCGACAAATGGACTGCCACCGCAAAATGTTTTTATTTGCTTTGCGTTTGTCGAATTTAAAACCAACGGCTTTATTTTTTCAACAAAATACGCAATATTGAAATCCCCTTTTTTTCCTGCAACAGAAACCCCGTATTCCTGTTTTACTTGTTGAATTGTAAAAATTAAAGGTTTTTTTTGTTCGATAAAATCTTCTAAATCTGCGCTCCCTAAATGGTCGGATTTTGCTACTGCTCGATAGTGGTGTTTCGCTTCCATAATATTAATAATTTTTGTTTAAGTTCGATAATGGTTTGTTGAAATTTGGGTCGTAAATTATAACCTCTATTTCCTTTGCAGTTGCGTAAAGCAGTTCATTTAACCGCTTTAATTCCGCTTCTAACGCTTCAATTCTTAATTTTTGGTATTCTATGACATTATTCATAAAGCATTCATTTTAGCTTTTAACAAATCAATTTCTTGTTGCAATGCTATTTTTGATTGCTTGCTGGTTTTTTCTTTAAAAACTGCCTTTTGAATCTCATCTGTTTTAATAGATAAATCTGAATTTTCAAAGTAGCCTAAATAAGTGAAAAAATTTAAAGAAATTTCTCCAAAATTTAATTCGCACGATGCATCTCCTATTCTAGTAACCTCATAATTTCCATCTGTTAATTTTTGATGAATCGAGGCTTTGACGAAATCTAAACAATTTCTAAGGTTAAAACTTACTCTCGGGATGTTGCCAATATGCTCTTCTACAATTAGCGCATCTTCCCTATCTAATTGTAAATAAACGTCGTCAAAGTTTTTTACTCTGGGCGTTTCGTTTGCTGGCGACATAAAGTCTAAGTGATCTGATTCCATAATATTAATATTTATTTGTTTTGACAAAAATACAACTAAATAACCTTTCAAGGTATTTTTTAACATACTTTAACACTTTAATATTGAATTCGGTTGTACCTTTGAAAAAAAAAAACAATTATGAATTTACTAAAATTATTGATACAGGCGTCTGGATTAAATCAGAAAGAATTTGCACAAAAAGTCGGTCGAAATCCCGCTCATATTAGCCGTCAAAAAATAAATGGCGGAAATATGACTTTTGAATCTTTACTGGAGTACGCCCAAATAGTTGGTGTATCTGAATTGAATTTTAATTATAAAAACGTAAAAGTAAAAGTAATTTTTAAAATGTAAATATTATGACAACAGATAGTTATATCAACAAAAATGTTCAAATTACCAATTGGAAGTTTAATTTTTTTGACTTTGAGGGTTCAAATGAAGCACAAGACCCGCAATGCGTGCAAACGAGTGTTATGACCAGTTATTACTTGGTTAAATATTATGGTGGAAGTTATGAAGATAGTTTTGATGTTGTTCTTTTTGCTACAAGTAAAAAAACAACAGCTACTAAATATTGTACCAAATTTAACAAAATTTTAAAAAAATGGAAAGACTATTATAAGCAATTTGAGACGCAAAAATACGGAATAATGACTTGGATAGCTGATGAATACATCAACACTAAGTTTGAAAGATGGAATAAACTTAATAAAATAAGCAAATGTTGTTACGTAGAAGTTTTGGTTAGATAATTAGTCATAAATAATAGATATACGCAAGTTCTTGCGAAAGATAAACACGAATTAACCACATATTTTGCCATTGCTTTCAAACCGATGTTGTGCGGTGGTGCTTTTAACAATTAAAAATATAAAATTATGTCAAAAAGAAAATATTCAAAAATGTCTGATAAAGTTAAAATCACACATTACGAATGCACAAATAGAAAGTGTAAGTGGCAAGGAATGGATGAGCAAAAGGGAACTCAATATTTAGAAAATGGATTTACAGAATTAATTTGCCCTAAATGTTGTAAAAATGAGTTTTATGGATTACTTCCATCTTATGTAGATTCTCTTTCTGAAGTTTCGTAGCATCTCGCACAACGTTTCGCAGCTATAAGCAGTGGTAAAATACGGATGCAGATATTTTCGGCTAAATATAAACGCCTTGCGAAACGAGATTATGAACTTAAAACAAAACTTTGCCATTGCTTATAACTGCTGTTATATGATGTACGGATTATTAATAACTAAATATATTAAAAAATGAAATTAGACGATATAGCTAATTTATTGGCTGAAAAAATAAACCAAGCTCACTATATAAAACATTATTTGAACAATGTATTTATAGAAGGTTTTCAAAAAGGAGCAGAAGGAAGCGACTCTTTTGCTATTGCTTTTTATGAATGGAGGTCAACGTGTTTGATTAAAAACATCGACCAATATACAAACAAAGAAGCTCTTGAAATGTACAAAAAAAATCTTATGAAAACGAAAACGTAGTATATCATATAACTAGTAGATATACGCATAAACTTGCGTTTTTAACACAAAATAACCACTCAATTTGAGTGGTTATTTTTTTAACGTCAAAATCGGAATTGAATATCCGACAAAGTAGTTTTTTTGATTATCTATTGAAACAGAAAAATTATTAATGAAAATATTTCCTTTATAAATAAATCCATCAAAATTTTGATTATTTCCAATTTCTGCACCAGCTCTCAAACTAAAATAAGGTTGTTTAATTTTTATTGGAACTTCTGTTTTTCTTGCTTTAATTTTATAGTTTGGTGTAATCTCTTGAACTTCACCACGAACTATTCCTTCGATATTTAACTCCAAAAACTCATCATCAAACTTGGTCGAAAACTTACTTATTGCAATTGCTTTTTGATATAGTAAAACTTTGTTTATGGAATCGACAATTAAAAACTGTTTCATTAAAATACTGTTTTCGTATTTGAGTTCAGCGTTCAATGGATTTACTTTTACAACTGTTTTACCTTTTAAATAAACAGTATCGTGTATGATATCTGCATTAGGTTTTTGACCTATAAATTGTCCTTTTATTTCAGGCGTTTTTACAGTTACAAATTTAGGCCCTGGACTGCAAGTTTTAAACATAACAACCAAAAATAAAACAACCCACCCGGTCCATTTGAACCAGTTTGGAATTACTATTGAATTTGTTTGTATCATTTGTAAATGTCTTTAAGTATTTCGGCATATTTTGAATGGCACTTAAAAAGCAAAGCCTCTTTGTTATCGCCAAAAAACGGCTCTAAAATTATGCAAGGTGCGTTAATTGACTTTAAAAATAAACCACCTCTATCAGATTCAATCTTAGATTTTGCACCACGAGGAGTTGTCCCGTATTCTTGCACTATTCTTGCGGTAAACATTTCGGCAAAGCGTTGCCCTTTTACGCTGCCTTGAAAATATAAAGCCTCGCAGCCGTTGGCGATAGCGTTGAATGAATTGAAATGTAGCTCAATTACTAGGTCGTATTTTTTAGCGTTTATTCGATTAGAAAGATCCGCTATCTTAGTAGAATAACCGCCTTTTGTATCTCTGAAATAAGTATCAAAACCTATTAATTTTGCAACTTCTGAATTATACGCAAATTCGCTTTGTTTAAGCAAATTAGAAAATGCGCCTTGTTCTATTTTGTCGTGTCCAACTACTATTGCTACTTTCATTCTATTTCTTTTTTTACTTTTTTATAAAATCCAATTATCTCTTTAATTTTACTGAAAATATTAAA